TGACGGAACAATCTAGAAGCTTGATCAATTACTTTGTAAGAGAGGAAAAGATTGTAGATCTATCAAGACAAACTGTATGCAGTTAGCTATGGTCATGTTTAGACATGCAGCTACTGCTACGAGAGATAAAAAGGCCAATCACCCAGACTGGGAGACTGATCCTGAATATCAACCAACTCGTTTCGAAATAGAACTTTCCGGAACGATTTATAGTGAAATAAACATGAACCAAAAGAGAATGTCTCAACTGGTTTTTGCTTTCATTACCTTCGATTTAATTAAAGAAGGATATTTTTCTGAGAAATGGGTAGCTCTTAAAGGCTTCCCCTTTACAACAGAATCAATAGGTGAACCTGGATAGAAATCCAGGATAGTCACTAAGGGACCTGCGGTTGTGCAGGTCTATTTACAACTATGTGCGCACGTATTCAATAATATATTGAGACACGCGGACGTAGTTACACATGGGCTGTTCGGTAAATCGGCAGCCTGGGATTACTTTATTCAAAGAGTAAGAACAAATAACCCGTTTTCATGCCAGGATAATAACTAGTTTTTAACTTGTGATTACACGGCTGCTACGGACTGGATGGAAAGAGAACCAACCAGAAGAGCGTTTAGGTCATTCTGTAAAGGAATGGGTATAACAAATTCCTGGCTATTAGAGTCAGGAAACTGTATTACTATGCCTATGCTATATGATGGTGAAGCCCTTACTCAAAGGGGCGTACCAATGGGATTACCAATGTGTAAGCAGTTACTTACCATTTGTAATGGAATGATTCTGTCTAGAGCCACAACAGCTCAGGCAGGATGTAGAAACAGTAGTCTTGGGGACGACTGCATAGCAGAAGGTCCTTTACAAGAACACTATATAACTTTAAATTTAATGAGGTTGATTGGCTTTAAGCCAAACGACAAAACATTAATCGCAAAGTTCGGTTGTTGCTACGGTGAAGCGATTTTAGTAAAATCGTTATCATGGCAATTGAATCCAAGGGAAAAAACCAAATGGAATCCAAATATGACTATATGGGAAACTCCGGAAAATGTTCCGGAACCTCCTTTTATAGATTATTTCAAAATGAGATTGTTTTCTGTATTTCAGAAGACAAACGCAGATTCAGATTGTTCCCCTCTTTATGGGAGGAACGATATGTTTAATAGGCAAGTAACATGGATGAGATCCATA